AGTGTGGAAAGCATATAACTCAGGACGTTTATCTGGGCTGAGTCCAATTCGGCCATTTTTTCAGGTTGTGTGACGAATAGCAGTCCGTACAAAATCGTGAACACCGAACCTACGAATGAGATTGTTAAACCGATTGCAACAATCAAAACTATGCGCGCTTTAATTTCTTCATTGCTGTGTCTGTTGTCGGGTTTCATCTGCACTTGCCTCCTGTGCCGTATTGGGGAACTGTTGTTGTTTCATTGATGGTTGACTCGGTAACGCTCGAAAGTGCTTTGTTTTTGGTTGGTGGGCAGTTGAGGCGTTCACGGTCTGCACAAGCGGTGAGCGATGCGCAAATAACCAATAGAATTAGGCTTTTACGCATTATCGGTATCCGTATACGCGAATGTTGCCGGCACTAAATGAACCTGATGTAACAGTCAAAATAAGGTTTGCTGAACTTGCTGCGTTTGTGTCAATACCCACCATTGTTGTTGGGTTTGCTGGCCCTTGGTTAGAACCTCTGAATGTTGTTGCTGTTGCTGCAAACGGCGAAAATATCTCTGTTTCTGAACTGGTAGTCGTTGTTGCGCCAAAAGCAATTGCCATTCCATTGGCATCAGCGGATGAGTTTGCGTTGACACTTACAGAACTTGAATAACTAAAATAAGTGATTATGTAGTTATATGTTGAACCAGTTGAGTTGTTTAATTTCATGTAAACGGTTTGAGTTCCCGAGGTTCTCATTCCTGTAATGATGACTTTGTATGACTCAAAAGATGAGGTAAAAACGCCCGACAAAGTAATTGTTGATTGTCCAGAAGTTATGGCAGCCACATTGCCTGTGAGGGTTGCGTTTGTGACGCTCGTCGGCGTTATCGGTACGAGTCCAATGTTGGATTGAAGCGCGGACATCTGCGAAGCCGTGAGAATCTGGCCTGCTGTGAAGGTCTGGTCTGCCATGTTGTTGTTTCCTTTCTAGAAACTTAAAAGATTGCTGGTGGAAAGAGTACCGAAAATGCTGTCGTTTAGGGTGAAATATGAATTGGCATCTGTTGACTCGAAAGTGTATGAAATGACGTGGTTGCCTGGTGTAATGCTGTGGTTAACTCCTGAAACAATCAAGGTTTGACTGTTGCTTGAAGGTGTGCCAGTAACAAAGTTTTTGACGACTGTGCAGATGCTCGTCAAGTCAAGGCTGAGTGCAATGTTTTGTTGTGCCGTTGTCATCGCTGACAATTGGCTTTGTAATCCGTTAAACCGCAAAATTGGGTTTTGGTATCGGCCCAAAAGGTAAGACCCAAGGTTAGCGACTTCTGTGGTGGTGCTATTGAGGAGGCTCAGGAGGCTGTATTGCTGGGCTTGGTATTGTGCGATTGATGTGGCGTTGCTTGTTGTTTGCACAGCGCCTGCTGGTGATTGGGTGTTTATGTAGTTGTAGAGCAGCTCATCGCCATATTGGTTCACGAGACTGTTGAAAGGTAAGCCTGTGCCGTCGCCATTGAATGTGGCTCCTGATACTTGGTTTAGAACACTAGCCCTACCTTTAAAAGTAAGGGTGCCGTTTGCGCTCATAAACAGGAAGCCCTGCTCTGATGTGTTAATTTGCTGCAAATAATTCAAGCAATTGGTGTCTTGGTCGATTGCAAAAGCACCGAGGGTCGATGAACCAGCATCAATGGAACGTGCTCCTTGATAATTAATTTCGCTGTAATTCAGAACGTTGTCAATTCGTGCGCCAGTGTTTTCAACTGATGGCGTAACGGCGTTAAGTTGCTGGTTTGACAGAACTGTAAAGTTGTCAGCGCATTGAACCGTGGCAGTGTCGTTAAAACCTAAATCATAGTTAATGTCCCAATCCGTGACCAGACCTGTGTAGATGGAGATTCCATTGGCAAGGATTTGAACAGGCAAACGGGGAACAACACCTGTTTGATTGGTGGGTGCCCCAATCCAATAAGGGGACGACTGATTTAAAGGGTCAAATGTTCGTGTCTTATTCCAAAGGTTTATTTGTGCGGTGCCACAGTTGAACTCGTCAAGTTGGCGTGAACGACCACGAGTGATTGAAACGGACTGCACAAATTCGGTGACATCAGAAAATTGAACGCCACCTAAAGTTCCACGACCTGCAGTGTCAAGAACACCATAAAAAGCGTCGTTGAGTTGAAACGGTTGACCGAACCCGACAGTGGTTTGAAAACCAATTAGGACTTGAAGCTGTGGCTGGGTCATACGGACACAAAAACTTGGCCCGATAGGCGTTCGGCGGATTTGATGGCTTCAATAATATCCCTACCAACTTGGGCAGGGTTAGAAACGAGGCCAGCGTTCACTGTGATTTGGTAGTTCTTTGCTTGGTCAAGTGCTGTTTGTCCTGCAGCTACATTGCCACCAAAGAAAGCGTTGCCTGCAGCAAGTCCAAGACCTGCAGCTGACGATGCAAGGCCAGCAAGAGATTCATTGAAACTTGCCAGTGTCATGCCATTAGCACTGGTAATTAGGTCCTGGGTAACTGCTAAACCAGCTACAGGGCCAAGGTTTATGAGCTGGGAAAGTCCTGCTTTGGTTAAACCGTAGCCAGTGAGGTATTCAAGGTTCGAAGCAAATTTTTTGGCATCTGCTATTTGCTTTTGAAACGCTTGTGCATAGCCCGATTCGGCCTGAACTTTTTGGGCTGTATTGACGTTTGTTTCCGAAACTGCCAGAGCGTCGTTTGCCCCAGCCAACTTGAGTTTTGCGTCTTTCAAATCGTTAGTTGCTTCAACAATTGCTTCAACGTCATCGCCTTTTTGCGTTTTGATTAGCTTTGCCATTGCGTCGTCAACATCTTTTGTGGCTTTGGCTACATCGCTGTAAGCATCTTTGCGGTCTTTCAACGCCTCAGCAACGTCCTTAGCTGCATCATCTTGAGTTTTGATGGCTTCACTTAGAGAAACCATGCCTGTAATGGAATCAGCAGTGGTATCTGCAAAATCTTGAAGTTGGTCTTTGGCATCTTGAAGGCTTGAAGCAACAGTGTCAACAGCTGTAACTACTCGTTCGCGCAAAGTGTCTGAGTAGTCTTTTGCTTCTTTCTTTGCTTTTTTCTTCGACTCTGCAAGCTCCTCATTTTTTTTCTTTAGCGCATTGGTTTCAGTCACAGTTAATTTAAGTGAATCTGCGTATTTTTCAGAAAGCAGTTTATCCATGTCGCGGAACTGTGCAGCTGTATAAGTAACAGCAACTGTTGCTTTATCTGAATCGCCAGCAATCAAATTCAGCAAACCTGCCGTCGCTTCAAGTCCTTTGATTAACTGCCCTGCTGGACTGACATGCTTAAATAGAAAACCAAACGCATCGACAAGTTTGTTTGTTTCTTTAGAAGAATCTTCGGTTGCGACAGTCAGGACTTTGCCAAAAATTGTTGCCAAATCTTCTGCTACTGGTAAAAGTTTTCCGCCCATTTCGGCAGATAAATCTTCTAGTTGTGCATTAAGTGTTTTAGTTTGATTAGCCAAACCATCTGAGGTTTTTAAGTAGTCACCTTGGGCGTCGTTGGTTTTTTCCCAAATCAGTTTTTGAACACCAAGAATCTTTTGCTGTGCTGTTAAAGCTCCAGAACCGTCATAGAGGTTATCTTTCAAAAGCGTTGCTTTAATGGCTGCATCGTCAATGACGACGTTGTATTTTCTTATTGGTTCCATTTCTCCGCGGAACGCAGCACCGATAGCGAAAACAGCATCTTCGGGTTTGGTGTTAAAGAAAGAACCCATGTCCGTTGCAAGATTGGTGAACTTTTTTGAAAAGTCAACAACGTCTGTGCCTGACATCCCAGCAGTCTTGCCAAACATGGCAAAACTAGTAGCAGCATCAATGGCGTCCTTTTTCGACTGGCCCATGTTTTTAGCTGCGCTATCAGCCCATGTCTCAATATCCTTTGCGGAGTTTCCAAAAATGACTTTGTTTTTGCTGATGGTTTCTTGAAGGTCAGAAGCGTCAGTAACAGCAGTTTGAATCAGTTTTGAAAGTACGCCAGTGGCAACGCCCATAGTGGCATAGGAACCAACAAGAGATTTAAGGGAACCTTGTGCGCCTTTGACGCCTGCATTGTTGTAGGTAGTGACGATGGGAAGCGTTACTGCAGCCATTTGATTACTTCATTTCTCTGTTCACGCGCAAGATTACATCCTGAACGATGCCGTGAACGGTTGCTGTCAAATGAGGAAGGTGTTCTTCGCCTCCAGGCCACATGTACCGAGATGGGCCTTTGCGTCCTTTGCGTTCACCAGCTCTATGGGGGACATCTTCTTGCTGCAAGTTTTCAACAAAACGATTGCCAGGCTTGCCAAGATTGCGCGAACCTGCAACGTCGTAAATTGCACCAGCTGGGTTTGCCTGAATAATGCTGAACATTGAATAAGCCTTGTTGCCCATTTGTGCTTTGCGCTTTGGTCCACCAAGTTTGAAACGAATGCCTCGAAGAATAAGTTGTTTGTTCCATTCAGTCGCTCCGCCTCTGCCAGCGACTAGTTCGCCACGTCCAATGCCTGACTTGCCACCAGACGAGTTAAATGGGGTCAGGTCAGAGTCAATGAACTTCAAATAATCCTTGATGGATTTAATAGTTGGCGCTGCTTCCTTGCGGATTTGGCGGTTCATTTCTTTCACATAATCAGGTTCAAGTTTTTTCAATCGCCTAAGCGTCTGGTCAAGGCCCTGAATCTTCATATCTGATGGAATGTTTGCCATTACTTTTTTTGCCTGTCTTGAAGGGCTTGGCTAAGGGTGCTGATAAGTGTTATCGGCATCTCTTTGAGGTCTTGCCAGGGAATCCCCGAAAGGATTAATCCTGCGATGACTCCGTGGATGCCATCTCGCCAAAAGGGATGCGCTCCACGCGGTACGACACGCCTTTGACTTCTGATTTGAATTTTTCAATGTTGGTGACGTGGCCT